TTCAGGTGTGACCAGACTGCGGTAAGAAAATACCGAAAGTCTGCCTGAAGATTATTCTGTAAGTCGTCTGTATGCATGCTAGAAGGGGCTAGAAGGGGCCTCTAAGGCGTCCCTGGTGGGATTGTACCTTAGAGGCTTTTTAGAGGGCTTAAAAGCGATTATAGCGTTAAATCACTTCTTCGTTTTGGTAGTGTATTTTTTACCACGCCAAATAAAACTTTTTTTGCCAGCTTTACGAGCAGCAGCAAAGGCACGGTCAAAGTTAGAAGCACTAGCTTTGCGGCTAAGTTCTTTTTCTTTTTTCTTGTAGTTTTCACCCATGTTAGCCATTGGCTTTTTAGGTTTGGGCTTATCCTTCCGAGAATCAAGAACGCCTTTAGCAGTTTGTGCGATAGACAAAGCTAACCCAGCTCTACCGCCTCTAATCAATTTACCAACAGGACTGGATTGTAGAGCTTTAACGTTAGCTTGAACTTGAGGTTTGTCTGTAAAACGTCTAGGAGCCTTGGGAGGTTTCGGGATAGGAGGTTTAGATCTAGATGCACCTCGGCTACCAATCAAGCCTTTTACAGCCCGTTCTGGACCTTGTTGAGGGGCTGTACGCGGTCCTTGAGCACCACGAGGTGCACCAGTACTGGTACGGGTCACACCACGACCCCTAGTCAAACGATCTTTAGAGCCAGTTTTACGTTCAATTTGTGCAGCTTTTTGCCGTTGTTTACGGCCACGCCCATCATTGCGGACAGGGGTTTTAGCTTGTTGACGACCCCGACGAGTGTAAGTACGTTTTGCCATTAGTTTTACTTTTTCTTTTTACGGCGAGCAGCTGCATCAGCAGCGATTTTTTTACCAAGAGCGGCGGCTTCTTTAATTTTACCTGCTTCACGAAGTTCGTCGTATTGTTTATTACGCGAATCAGCAGAGTAAGCACGTCGTTGAGTAGCCGTAAGCTTATCCTTTTTAACGGGCTTTTTAGTAACGTTTTGACGTTGCTTAGGTTTAGGTTCAGGTTTGCTTTCAGACTTTTTAACGACGTTTCCTGGCTTGTACCTAGGGTTCTTGCTGTCAGCAAACTCTTTAGCGGTTTGGTAGTTACGATTTTTGGGTTTGGGTTCTTGCTTAGGCTTAGGACCTTGCTGTTGAGGCTTGTTACGCTCTTTTGCAGTACTGCCTCGTGCAGCGTTAATAGCGTCGTTTGCTGCCATTGCAGCCATCAGAGCACTACCTGAGCCATCGTCACGTCCAGCTACAAGACGAGCAGCACCACGCAAAAGGCGGCCACCAATACTCAGGGCTTTACGGGCAATCTTTGTACCTTGACTTGCAGCTCGCTGACCATAAGTAGGTGCTGCACCGCCAGCAGTCCTTACACCGCTGCCACGAGAGCCCAGACCGGCTCCTGCACGCCTAGTAGCAGCTGCAGAGCGACGGCTTTGAGGCTGATTACGGGTAGTACCGGGTTGTTTAGTACCCTTAGGTGGTTTACTACCACCAGATTGACCAGCTGCAGGCAATTCAGGAAGGCGAGAGCCTGTGACGCGAGAGCCTGCGCTGTACTGGCGACCACCACCAGATTTAGTTACGGTAGCACGTCCTTTAGTACCACCACCAGATTGACTTACGCGGCTAGAATTAGTTGAAGACTTGCTGCGAGAAGCACGAGTCTTTGAAGAGGTAGGGCGACGGTTTGCACGCCGCTTGCTACGATTAGAAGAAGATGTGACTCTAGGGGCCATTAGTTGATGTGATCAATAATACGTTGTTCTCTGTCAGGATGCATGCCATATTTAGCACGCATCCAATTTAGAGTAAGTTCATGTAATTCATAAGTTTCTCCACAATAAACGCATTGACATTTGAAGTGCTCTTTAATTGCACGCCTCCATAGGCGCTTAGCTTCTGGGGATGTCATCGTTATTAGGTTGTATAAGTAGTGATCAGGAGTAGGCAGCAGAGGAGTCATGTTACGTATTTACGTCCTCTGTTTCTGGCTCGGTTTTTGGAAGGGTCTTCGCGGACGAACGTGCCTTTCGTGGTTTGCGAGAGGTCTTTGCCGCCTTTACCGTCGATGTTTCTTGCTCGACGGGCTGCGGTGTGCTTGACTCGGTAGGCGACTGCTTCCGGCGACTGGTTTCTTTTCGTATCGTAACGGCGTTTGTTACGCCGAGCGGTTGCATTGTCGCGGTAATTCTTCGCACTTTTTTTAAGAGTGTGATAAGGTTTCTTTGTAGGACCCATTAGCGTCGAACTGCTTTTTGGACTTCATCAAAATTGATGGTTGGCATAATATCAGCAAGGCCGCTGAGAGCAGAACCCTCAACGGCCACACCAGTGATGCTAAGAACTCCTTTGTGATAAGGTTGTGAAGCTCGTTAAATGAGTCTTCACTTGCTCTTTTGTTGCTCATTTTTAGGGTTGATTGACACAATGGGGACAATGTCGTGGCAAAGTACCTCAACACGGCTTCCTGGTCTAAACATGAACCCAGTTTTCATGATTTCTGTGCACTTTAAAGCACGGACAAGCTCATAGTCTAGGCGAAGTTTCTGTTCTTGTTTACGAGCTATGCTTTTACATAGTGCAATCATGCTGCCGTCAAGTGGTACACTAAAGTTAATTTGCATACCATAGTTATTGCTACGGACATACCCTGTGGTTTCATAAGGGATGGTATCGTTGCCCATATAAAATGGGCTAAGCTGCATGGTAGGACCATTACAACTTACGCTACTGCCAAAGTATTGACGACTTGGAGCCCCGTTGTTTTGGAATTGAACAGCTTGATTGGTCACATTGCCTGTAGCTGCTGCCACAGGGTTTGAGCTGTTCTGAACTGTAGGGTCTTCAGCAGCAAACGCAGGGCTTACTGAGAGAAGACAGACAGTGAGGTAGTGGTAGAGGTTGACTCGATGAGTTCTTCGATTACGATGTTCTCCACGACTCCCGCATCCCGAACGACAGTCTCCAGTTGGAACTGCTCGCCCGCGTTGGTTACGGAATAGGTTGTGGAGTCGCTTAAAATATCCCCACTGGGGGTAACATTGGTTCCGGACCATGATTTGTAATCGCCACCATAGATGTTAGTCTCGATAGTACGATCAATATCTACAGTGGTAGTAGTAGTGGATTGCATGCTGCCCTGTGTAAAGTTGGGCGTAATTTGCTGAGCTGCAGCGGGGCTAGCTAGAAAGAGAAGGAATAGTAGCTTTTTCATGTGTCTTTCTTGGGTTCGTTTGATTTGTTGCTTCTGTTGTTAGACGTGTTGAGTCCAAACGTAGCGAGAGCGCCTGTAAAGACGCTAGCAACAAAGGTAATGTCGCCACCGCTTTGACCTTTTTTAATCATAGGGATGTCAACATAGTTAAGAGTGATAATAAAACCACTCCAAACAACGACACCAAGCCGGACAAAGGTTGCTAAAAACTCAATCTCTTCGTGATGCTCTTTTAATTTTTTGAGCATTGGCTTTTTTTCTTGGTTATCTTGCTCCATGTTTGTTTGAATACAGGTTTGAAGACCATTACTAAGTATTTGAACAAAGAGGTAGCAGTCAAGGTGGCAGCAACACTGATAAACGCTGTGGTGGCTGCAGTGGTCATGATAGTTGTAGTTGGCATCGGGACTTCAATGTCCGTAAACGGGATCTCAACTATCTGTGCTTCCGGGGGAAGATTTGGTTTAGATTTGGTATCCTTTGCAGGAGCTTCATCCGTGTTAACCCCTTCAATACCTACAGGTGGCCTAAGGGCGCTAGGAGGCACTGTAAGGGGCTTGTAACTAGGTAACTGAGCCCTTGGTACCTCCAGCACTGCTTGGGGCAGCTCAGGGGCTGCTGGAAGGGTTAGAGAGGGTAGAAGCGGAGGATCACTCCAGGGGTCCACCGAAAAGACCGCGTTCGATAAACTTCACAGCTTCATCATCTACCGTGTTGTCTGTTTGTTCAGCAAGTTTGGTCAAAAGATCAACGATAAGACGCTTGACCTTATCAGAGTTGATGAACGAAAAAAGAATTGGACGGATAAGTGCAATCATAGTAATGATTAAAGTTGGTAAGCATTTTTAGTAAGCAGCGCAGCGTAATCATAGTTACAAATACTTTGCATGCTACTCGATTCAAAATAAAAATAATGAGATCCTGTCTGAGCACTGCTGGGACCAGTACTACTACTTCCAGTGGGCCCTGTATTTACACACCATTGTTGATTAGTGGGTGTATTAGCAAGGTTGTAAGTAGCAGAATTTAAGGCGCTTATTTCTGAACTATTACAACCATTGCCATTTGTTGCCCAATTTGCGTCGTCAGTAGCGACAACACCCGTTGCAGATAAATCGGTAGTAGTGCTACTCACAAGTCGCATGTTATCGACAGCAGCATCATTCTGGTAATAACCCGTAAGATGGTATGCACTTCTTTGGTGAACATGACCAATTTTAATTTGATGACCGGCGAATTGCTGCAAGTTAATTGATCTACTTATCCACTGATTCGAGTTTGAGGTGATGGAAAGCATATGAGTCCAAAGCCCAGTGGTTTGGCTCTGTATATACACTTTGCTAGTCCGAATCCGACTACCATAGTTATGGGAAAAGAAGTTGTAGTAGCTGGTGACTGGAGTAATAGAGGTGTCATTGACTGTGACACCAGTAATTTGAGAAACAATAGGACCAGAAGCAGAACCTGTTCTCAAGTTAATGTCAAAAGTTTCAGCTCCTTCAGTAGTGTTATCTGCAACAGCACTAATGTTGAATGAACCTGATTGACTGCTTACAGTAACCGTACCACTTACAGCCGTGAAGTCTGAGGCGTTTGTAGTAACGTGAGAAATGTCCCAATAAAGAGTACCATCACCAGAAGGTAAATTTGCTGAAACATTGCAGACAAGAGTCGCCCCTTCATCAACAGAAGTAGGGGCGGTAAGATTGTATACAATAGGTGGTGGTGAAGAAGCTGAACTTTTCTTCTTTTTTCCAGGACCAGGCCGGGTTACTGAAAGAGAAGTTACGCCGAGTCTCATCAGTGAAGCTCCGTAAGTTCCAACACTCCGTCGTCAGTACCGTCACGAATAACGGCAATGTTAGCACCGCTATGAACAGAAAAATCAAGCCGCTCACCTTCAGCAATGAAATGAGAATGAGCAGCATCAGCGTATTGAGTACCTTCTCCGATTTCAAACCGAATATCAGCACCTGTGGCACGCATGCTAACACGAGAGATGTGACTAGAAAGTGCTGTGTTAGTAGAATGAACACCAGCAGCAAGCTGACGAGCTGTGTTAGGCTTGCCTAGAAATTCAACAGTAGTAATGTAAGGCATGATCAAGTAGTAGGTTCAGTAGGCCAGGTAACGTTGTGGGGGAAACCTTCGGTTGAAGGCAGATCTCGAAGAGCACCGCGGTAAGTTGCCCAAGAAGCAGTGTCTGCAGAGCTGTCGGCCAGTTGGGTCCAGTCACTGTCTGCAAGCTTTTTGTTACGCTCGCGGCGCACCCTTGCTGCTACTTCTGCATCAACACCAGCACGGTAAGCAGTCTCTTGTTCAGCAGCAGTTTCACCACCTTCAATGTCGGTAAACACAGGTCCAGCGATAAATTTGGTGAACCATTGACCATTGATTTGCTCAACGCCATCACGCATACTGACACCATAGGGAGCAGTCACGGTTGCCGCTGCACCATTAAGCACAGGGTCATAGCCGTAGCTGTCCAGGATGTCAGAAGTAATGTTTTTGGGAAAGCTTGTATTGGGGTAACTTGCCTTAAATTGGCTGATGGTGGTTACAGCACCAGTTTCACGATTACGAATTTCCATAGTTAGTATTAAGCGATTGCGAGGAACAGGAAGGTGTCACCAAGACCATTCAATGAGTCAGGAGCATTGATTGTTAGTGTAAATCCAGAGCTTAGAGGATCAATATAATCATTAGTTGTGCTTGCAACACTTGGTATGTCCAGAGCTTTCCAAGGCTCATTACCACTAACAATGCCGTGAGCTGTGTTGAATGAATACCAACGGCCACCAGGGGAATTGATACGTTTAATCAAAACAAATCGAGCACCATTAGTAAACCCACAGTCAATGTTGTGAGTTGTGCCAGTACCCGTATAGCCACCTACTTTGCTGATACCTGGAAGCGTGGCAAAGAGCCACATCAGATACCGCTCGCTGCCATAATTGACGTCACTAGCAGTGCCTAATTTGACATGGGTGGCTGTTGGCGCACCATTCCAGTAGCTGCTAGAGGTATTTTCAGGTTGCTCATTGTTTAAGTTAATACCTCTAGTCCAATCAGTTAGATAATCACTACCGATAGTCCAATCCCAGGCATTTCCACCTGCGGTATCTTTGATCATGACAAGCTCTGGTGCTACACCAAGTTGATGGGGTACATCTTGTGCGACATTATTGTTAGCCGTGTAGACGCCCATCTCCATAAATTTAGGAGCACGCCGCCATGCAGTATAAGCATTTGTGCCGTTAGTTTGTTGTTGCATGTACCCACCAGAGTGGTCAAACTCAACACTTGATGCTGCTTCATCCGTAGTCTCAGAAGTTCTTATTCTGAGTTGGTTACCCCTCAATCGGGTGTGAATATCTGTGAAATCGGTACTGCTGTTAGCTCCAGCTTCTTGCAAATCCAGAAGCATATCAACATCAAAACCTGTGGTGACAAACAACCCAGAGTTTCCTGGCAATGCTTGGACATTAAAGACATCCGTTGCCGACGAGGGTGGCTTATGCGGACGGCGGATTGCGACGTAGATGTAGCGGTAGTTGTTACCGTTAATGTCTGTTCCGCTGGCTGTAATCTCAAATCCATTAGCTACGGGCTGGACTCCAAATCCAGTTCCAGAACCTTCACCACCGGGCAGGTTAGGGTTAAGTGGGTTGTATTCATTGGATGACATGATGCGGCCAATGTCAAATACATGCCAGCTTTGACCACCACTATCATGACGCTTCATCATCACCCACTGGGGCTCGAAGCCAACGTCAAGGACAAAGTTACTTGAAGTTCCATTGCCTATGTATTCTCCACACTTGATAACCGCTTCGTCGCCATTTTCGCCAAACGATTGATCATCGTGAGCAAACAGGTAAGCAACATATGTCCTGCCAGTCGCATTCAATCCCCCGCCGTCACCAACAGTAAATGTAGTGTCAGTTGGTGCTGTGTTGTTCCACAATGCGCTACTGGTGTTAGCCTGAGCAGTTGTCTCCAAAGTCATGTACTTTGTAGCACCCAGAATACGGTGGTACACATTCCAGTTTTCATTAGCGTGTGACGTACACTTAACTATAAAAAACCCAGGTGTACTACCGAGCGAATGAGGGATGGCTCTTCCATTAACATTATTACCACTCCAGGTTACGACATCAAAAAATCCCGGTGCTTTGCGGAAGGTCCAAGCTACAATGTCTTCACCACTTGCGTTAAGATTATATTGATTTCCAACAGTAAAACCGTCGGAATTATAGGTCATATAAGTGGCACCAGGATCTCCATTCGCTGCGGAGTTGTCAGAATTTAACCAATAGCGGCCTCCACGTTCTGTGTCATACCAAATGTGATTAGCTTGTTGATCGCGCATCTTTGACCAAACCAGGCCACCTTCGCCATCTAAATCAATTCCATTTGTGATTGTTGTGCTGCTGCCGTTTCCCTCATACATAGACGTGTTGAACACGTCATCGACGTAAAGCGGTCCTTTACCGCCAGCCCCAGCGGTTGCCAGGGCTGCTTGTTGTGTAATTGGATCCATAATCAGTTCGTGTAGTCTTTAAGAACAGCACCACGGTAAGTAGTACCACCGTCCGAAGTCACGAACAAGAAAATGTGGGTGCGTGCGTCTGTAAGGGTGGGTGCAGTAGTACCAGCATCTCCGTTCCAATAAACAGTACCTTGACCGCCAGTACCGTTAGGCCAAGTAATAGTAGTACCTGTGCCAGTCAGAGTAAGCTGCAGAATGAAAGAGCCAACCGTACCAGAAGCAGGCGGGTTGCTAAAGGTGACAGTAGAAGAGGTTGAGATAGACTTGGTGAAGTAGTTACCAGTGCTCAGATCGATGTCCAGGGCGCTAACAGCTTCAGCAGAGACGTTAATCCCACCGTTAAAAGTTTGCGTAGCAGTAAAAGTGTTTGCAGATCCTGTGCCTGCTGCAGATCCTGCACCAGCAAGTGCAGAGACACTTACAGTGGTATCAGTACCAGAGTTATCGTAGATAAGGTTATCAGCCTTAATGTTTCCGTATGCCATGATTAGTTAAGAACGATGAGTTTAGAGTTTGCAGAGATAGTTAGCGTGACACCAGAACCCACTGCTACTGGTCCTACGCAAGCTGCGTTGGTGTTTGAAGCAATGACTTTATCTGAAGAAATGGTCTGAGGAGTTTCAACAAACCCAGGTGTTGTGGGGGTACCGCTGCCCAGAGAATCAATTGATTGCCAGCTAAGGGTTCCAGAGCCATCTGTGCTCAGAACTTGGTCAGTAGTACCATCAGATGAAGGGAATGCCAGACCGTTAATGTTATTGATTGTGCAGAGACCAGACTTCTGGTCCACAACCATGAAGTTGCCTACAGTAAACTTACCGTTGTGATCAGTACTAGACTGCCAGACAGCACCATTGTTACGCTCAATAACACGGTTAGCCTCTACAGCCTGACCACCATTCTCAGGAGCTGCATCATAGTCAGTACCAGCACCCACATACTCAAAGGTGTGACCACCAGAGCTGATGTAAGAGCGGAAATAGAAGTTGACAGTAGCACCATTTGCCACTGCATTGATCAAACCGTCGTTGATAGAGCGGTTGGAAGGGCGTGTATTGACGACATTAACACGATAACCAGTAGGACTTTGCTCAGTACCAAGGGTGGTAGAGCCAGTAATCGCATAGATGTCACTGCCAATCTCCATCAGCATGTCGTCAGCAGGACGAGTAGCATGTGTACCGCTACCAAACCAGCCAGCAGGAGCAGAAGCAACAGCAATATCCACGTACAAATCACCTGCAGAGGCAGCAGCCTGAGCAGTAGAGCTGTAGATAGGGCTAGAAGACTTACCATCAGCAACCAAACCATACCGACCGTAGTCAGTTGTACAGTTACTAAGGTTAACACGGCCACCATTCAGTGACTTACAGTGGTAGTGAGTGAAGGTTCCGAAGAACGACACGAACTGAGCATAGGCATTGTTACATACCAGTGCACCAGGACCGTCCAGGTTGATCTGAGTAAACGAGTCAACCACCATAGACCGCAGGGGAGAGCTGCTAGAGACGGCGTTACCATCAATAAGCAGGCCACCACCAGTCATACTGGAGGTTCGGTCACCACCAAAGCCGCCTTGGTTTACGTTGTTAGGATCAAAGTAACCGCCAAGAGCGTGGTTTGCGTTGAATTCAGCCTGAGTGTGGTTGTAGATCCCACTATCCATGAACGTTGTGCAGTTCTGGATGTAAGGGCTCTTGTAGATGACAGCGTTAGGATAGAAGCAAACAGCCCAGCCTTGGTTCTCAGGCAGACCGTAGGTAGAATCACTATCAATAGCGTGACCACCACGGGTGCCACTAGCCTTCATGCCTGCCATGGAGAAGTTAGCGATCTGTGTACCGCTGTTTACACGGAACAGAACGTTTTCTTCAGTAGCAGGGGTGGGGTGAACAAAGCAGCTACGCAGGGACTGACCAATAATGGACAGGTTGTTGACCGTAACGTCAATAGGAGCGACCTCTCGGTACACACCAGGGGTTACAAGGACAATATCACCAGGATCAGCAGATGTAACAGCAGCTTTAATGGTCTTCATGGGGTCAATAACCCTGTGACCATCGTTGCCATCATTACCATTCAGGGAATCAACCCAGATAACGGTAGGCTGAGTCACAAATGTACCACCAGAAACGATGCCAAGCCAGTTGGATCCGTTCCAGATAGACAGGGTCTGGTCATTTACCTGATCATACCACAGCTTACCTACTGCATAGTTAGAACCAGAAGGTAGACCGTTCTGTACAATAACGTCATGGCGGCGTTCAATAGCACCAGCCGTAGCCAGAGCATCATCTAGTCCAGTCCAGACAGGAGTACCTGCGTCCTGTTCTGCAGTATCGATGACATTACTAAGTTTCTCAACACCTATCGTGGCGTCTCCAATAGAGATAGTAACTTGCTTGTTAGAGTTACTTCCACCAGTAGACTCGGTAAGTGTAATAGCATCGCCTGCAATCAAGTCATCAGTAAGCACCTTACCCAGCTGGGCACGGTTGACTGCATCATCGTCACTGTTAGCGTCTGCTACGTTTTCAACACGCAATCCACGTGCATCCAGAGCCAAAGAGTTTTCCCTAGAAGGGGTCAGTCCATCTTTAGCAGTATTAACACCCTCTTGAGCCATGAAGCGGACTTGCTCCAGGGCCTCGTTCAGTTCTTGGGCACGGATTGTACTACCAGGAACAAAGTTGACTACAGAAGTGTCATCAGTAGTACGCTCAATAAACAAAAACGCCCCATTGGCTGGGGCGCTGTTGAACAGAATGGCTGTATCGTTAACAAAGGTGTAGTTAATCAGAGCTGTGCCCTGAGTAATCTCACCAGAAATAACTTGTGGGTGAGTCGGATCGGCAGTAGAAGTAGTATTCTGTTGTAGTTGAAGGACAGAGTCAATGTAAACATCTACATCTGCCCTTGCAGTATATTCAAATGGAAAGGTGAACTGGGTTTGTGTCCCGTTCGCCGTGTAAGTTTGTTTTGTAACTGCCATTACTCATGGGTTATTTAGGAATGTTGGTGAGTTTTTCAATAAGTTCGTAGCGGCCAGTCTTAACGGCGTGTTTATTAGCTTTACGAGATTCAATACGTTTGCCAAGTTCAGGGATCTCGCGGATCATACGACCAACAGCAATCTCCTTTTCTTGTTTGAAGATTTGGTGAATAATTCTATAGAACCTAGTACTATAAAGCTCAGCACCATCACTAATTTGAAGGTTGTTGGCTTTATATCTGTCTAAATCACTACGCCAAGTTTTATCCAGAATCATCGCTCTTTCCAAACGTGCACGCAGCTTACCCATAGACATGTACTTCTGCAGCTGAGAACGTTCGTAAGCGTTAAGAACCACACCGTCAATCTTGTTCATTGTCTCAGGCAGGTTGTAACGCATCTCAACAAGACCTTCACGTACAGGGTCACCGTCAATGATAACAACAGGCAGGGGGCTCACAGCATTAAAAAGACGCAGCAGGGGGTGCTGTGCATCGTGTACCAGGGGCTTACCTGTGCGATCCTTAGACAGGATGTCGTACTTAGGAGGCAGAGTAGATTTGGTAAAAGCGTCACGCTTGACAAACAGTTCGTGCAGCTGTTGTGCTTCCTTCTTGTTTGCATCAATAATCGTACCCAGCTGACCAGACAGACCAGCATAAGGCAGGTGTGAACGTGCAAAACGAGCTGCAACACGAGCGTAGTTCTGACCAGAGGTATCCCCACTCATCAGTGTAGCAAGGTCCTCAACACCAGAAAGCATAGACTTATCCACAACAACAGCTGCTGTCATGAACACCAGCTTCTTCATGAAGTTGTCGATATACGTTTCACCAAGGATGTCACCGTTCTGTACCACGTTAGCTGCCATAGCAAGCACAGTGTTGAACGGTTCAAGGTTCTTGTAAGAAACGTAGGTATTACCAAATTTAAATGA